CGCGGGCTGCGCCATCAGTTCACGCGCTCCGTTGCTCGCGGTTCGGCCTTGACCAGTGTGAATCCTGCGCCGTTGGCCGCCTGAATCAACAGGGTCCAGTCGATGGTCACCTGTCGCGGCATGGCGTTCAGCACGCGCAGGATGTCGATAATCTGTTGATTGAACTTGACGCCCTTGGCCATCAAGCCGGCAACCTTCTCGGCTTCGCGCTTGGCCTGGGCGTCGCGGTCCTCGATGGCGTTGCGGTAGCGTTTCCAGGCAACGGCCATGCCGCACAGGCTGCCGAGCAGAAACATCACCGCCGACCACCAGATGAAGCCAATCAGATGCGCGTTCATGCCTTCCTCCGCTTGCGACGTTGATGGAACGACAGCGCGGCGACCAGCTTGTGCAGCTGCTGGGCAGTGCACCACTGCGCGCGGTCGACGTGGAACATGCGTTTGGCCATACCGTCGATGTACGCCCAGGAATAGCCCAGCTCGGCCGCCATCGCTTCCAGCTTGGCGATCATGGCCGCCAGTTCCTCGCGCACGCCGGCAGGCGCGCCAGGAGGCGGCACGGTGCCGCGCAGGCGCCGCGCCGTATCGCCCGACAATCGCCGCAGCTCGTCGAGCACGGCGCGGCGTTCGCGAAAGTCCATCTTCGCCATGCTGCGCTTGCCGGTCAGGCGCTCCAGCAGGTCGCGGTAAGTGTCGCTGTCCAGTCCTAGCCGCGCCGCGATCACATGCGCGGTTGCGAGCTGCGCGCGCCGACGGGAAGCCGTGTCGCCGTGGAATGGCATCAGGTGATTTCCTTCCGAAGCTTCGGCAAGCGCCCCTCCGCGTGGGCGAAGGTCACGATCTTCATGAACAACTCGCCACAATGCGGGCACGTCATCAGGCTGTCCCACTGCCAATCGCCCTCGCGATCTTGCGACGGCACTTCCAGATCAGCGTTGCAGCACGGCGTTTTCAGGATGAGCGTGCGTTTGCCGGAAGCCTTCCAGCGCTCCACGTAGGCGATGTGCGCCATCAATCCGTGGTTTTTCATACTGCTCCCCTCTGTGCTTCGTCGAGGGCGACAAGCGCTTTGGCCGTGATATCGGACACCTCGAATGGCGTGGCCTTGCGAGGCTCGGCCGTTCCCCAATTGGTGCCAGTCCGCCAGAACACACGCGCAAGATCAGTACCGGTCGGAGCCTTCTCCATCAGCGTGACGACGATGCCTTGTGGCTCGGTTTCATGAATCTCGCTGGGTTGCTGCGAATAGGTATCGCCGGGATAGTAGATTTCGCGACCAAGCGGACGGAGCCTGGTCAGCCGGGGATCCTGCATGAACTTGCAGCCGGCACCAGCCTTCAGCGTGACGCAATGGTAGGGATCGGCGAGCGGAGAGTCGGGCGCTTCCACATATCGCTGGTTGACCAACGTACCGGCAAGAATCGTCGAACGAAGCGACCATTGAAGATGGTCATGAATCATCGATACACCAGGCGTGGCGTAGCTTTGATCCCACACATGCAAACGCGCGTTGTCCATGTGGATGCGAAGCATGCCCATGCCCTGGAGTGACCATTCGAACCTGTCGGCGTTGATCAACAGGAAGCGAGCGGCAGCCTGCAATGCAGACAGAGGCACGCGGATCATGGCGCCGCCTTGCGCACTTCGGCGAAGCGCGCCCACACCTGCCAGCGGATCAGCGGCAGCCAGCGCGTGGCGGCTTTCCCCGGAAACCCGTATTCGATGCTGTCGCCAACTCGATCCCAGACCTCGCGCACGTCTGCGCCGATAGCGAGTACGTCACCTGGTTGCGGGTTTTGGCGAGGGTTGCGAACGCCAAAGTCGACATCGCAGGCACTGCAGAGATCGGCAGCGACCCAATGGCAACCGCCAGAGCATGCGCGCGTTTCGGTGCAGCCGCAGACGCGGCAGCGACGCTCTGTATCCACCGATGTAAGCGCGAAATCGCCGTCAACGCGCATGGGCGACCTCCTTGCCAGGAGTCAATGTCGTCACCGACGCGGTTTTCTTCATTGCGTCGGTGCAGCGGTCGATGTTGCGCCGGCAGGCGGCGAGGAATTCCGCGGCGTCCTCGACGTTGCCGCGCGAATACTCGATGCGCGCCTGTCGCAACATGCGATCGGCGTTTTCGATGCGATCGAGCACCGGATCGTTGGTGTTGTTCATCGAACCTCCTCCAGCTCTGTTGAAAAGGGCTTCACCACGAATTCCTCGCGCTGGCTGATCGATACGCCCTTGATCTTGGCGACGGCCTCGGGCTCGGCCAGCATGGCGTTCTTGTCCACCTCGACCTTCACGCGCAGGAAGCGATCCATGCCCAGCTTGCGCAGCGCGTCGATGACGGCCTCGGCGCCGCGCAACACGATGCTGGGCGGCCGCATGCGCCAGCTCACCTCGCCGGTGGCGAGCCGTGCGGTTTTGGTCTTGCCTTCCTTTGTCAGTTCGCCGCGGTGTGCCTCGCACCAGGTCGCGACGCCCTTGGTGAGTTCCACGATGCGGCCGGCGTAGGGCTTCGCTTTTTCCTCGTACTTGGCACGCCAAAAGGAGAGTGCCTCATTCATCTGCGCCTGGATCACGTCGCGCTCGCGCTGGCATCGGCCGATCTCGGCGATGGCCTCCGTGACTTCGGCCAGCGACTGCGGCACGGCTTCGGCGGCTTCGACCTTCAGACGGGTGTTGGCTTTCTTGTTCATGGCGTTTCCTTGGTGAGTTTTTTCCAGTCCCACACCAGCCGGCGCGCGGTTTCGTAATTCACGCCAAGGTGGTCGGCGGTTTCGCCCGGCAGGGGATCGCGGCCGAGGCCGCGCGCCCACAGCGCAAAACGCATGTGCATCGTGCGATCGTTGCTGGCCCGCTTGCGGGTGGCCTTGCGCCGTGGCGCTGGATCGGATGGCAGCGACGTCACGAGGGGCGCGAGGTGCACTTTCGCGAAGCCCCAGCCGGGCGGCATCTTCGATTTCATTGCACGTCGTCCACGTTGTCCGCCAGCGTCGCGATCGCGCGTTCGGCCAGAATGTCGCGCATGCGTTCGCCGATGCACGGCGGCAGTTCGTCAACGTGGGCCACCATGACGGCGTCGCCGTCAAGAGTGCTGACGACTGCCAGCTTGCGGCGCAGGCGTTCCCGGAATCTTGCTTCTGCGTCGGTCATGTCAGCCGCCCTGCGACGTGAACGCTGCCACCGCGGCCTGCGCATGGTCGCGCGCCTGCTTCAGTGCGCCATAGATGAAGGGATCCGCGACGGAGTGCAGGTACACCTGCAGCGCATCGTCCGCGGTGCTGGCCGCGAACATCAGCGCCTTCAGGGTTTTGTCGGCGGTCTCGGCCGCGGCGAGGAAATCGCGGCGCTTCGGCGTGGCGGCAGCTTTCTGCAGCTTCGGCTTCTTGCTGCGAGCGCCAGGGGGGGGTACGGCTTGTTTGCCCTCCGCATTTTGCGGAGGGTGCGCCTTTTGCTTGGGTGCCGCGCCGTTCGGGTTCAGCGCATAGACGACGCTGCCTTCTTCGCGACGCGAGATGAACTCGCCGGCGGTGCGGCGTTCGCTGCATGTCATGCCGATGCGCTTGGCATCTTCACCAATCGCATCGGCGAGCTGCGCAAGGGTCATGCCTTCGCTGTCGCGCAAGGCATCGCGGATCTGTTGAACAAGGCTCATGGGTTATCTCCCTGGGAATCGTTGGCCGCGGGCAGCCGCAGCTGGCCGCGCAGGTCAGGCATGGCTACGCGCTTCATCGCGCAGATCTTCTGCAGGCTGCTCATCGCGCGGCCGTAGAGGAATTCGCAGCTCGCATCGAGCTCGGCATCCGTCTCGGCCATGAAGTAACCGTGTTCTGGCGTTGCGCAGATCGCGTGGCCCTGCATGCGCAATGCTTCGACGACGTGGCGCAGATGCCGCTCGCCGGCACCGGTCGCGACGCCGCAGATCTTCGCGACCAGGTCGCGGGCGGTGATGCCACTGGCCGCGCCCAAGTGGTCGCCCAACACGTCCAGTACCAGTGCGGGCGTCAAGTCGCGTTCGAACAGCATCTGCAGCTGCGGGGTTCCGGGTTTCATGGCGATCTCCTACAGCGTGGCCTTCAGGGCATCGATCAGCTTGCTGGCCTGCACCACCGTCAGCCGGTCGACAATCGAATCCACCGAGCGGCCGATCAGATAGCCGAACGCCTGCGGCGTCGCACCGGCCGCCACGAACATCTTCTGATGCAGCCCGGTGATGCAGTCGCACGGCAATTCCAGCCGGCGCATCAGGCCGAAAATGGTTTGCTTCTGCGCGGTGGTGACAAGGCTCATGACTTGCGTGTCCCCACGTAGTGCGGACAGGTTGGGCACGCGCGCGACAGCGCCACGCGCATGGGATTGGTCGCCGCGAACGGCCGACGCTGGTATTCGAGGCAGGTGTGGCGTGGGATCTCGCCGATCACGGGGCAGTCGACGGTCAGACCCATCAACGCGCCTTCCACGGCCTGTTGAACGCGGCTTTCGTCGCCCTTGTAGCTGCCTTTCAGCACCTGGCTGACCACAGCGGGCGAGTAGCCGATGCGCTTGGCCGTGGCGCTCTGGCTGGTCCGCTTGCATTCCAGCGCCAGCACGTCTTTCCAGTCGTCGCTCATTGCAGCGCGTACTCCTTGTCTTCGTTGGGGTCGTAGATCGCTTTGCCGTGATTGATCGACCAGGGCACCAGCGGACCGGTGTCGCGGATGAGGCGATAGCGCGCGCATTCGTGCTGGTGGTGGTTGCCGCGCTGCACCGTCAGATACCCAGCCCGGCGCAATTCGGAGCAGAACGCGCTGACGGACTTGACGCTGGCCAGTTCGGTGACGGCAGCCAGCTCGGCGGTGGTGAACGTGCGCAGGATGCGCATCGCCCGCCACAGCTTTTCGCGCTTGCCGGAGCGCTTGGCCGCGACCATGCGCCGCCGTTGATTGGCAAGTCTTGGCGTCATGCAGACACCGGCCGCAACATCGGACGCACGACCTTGTTGCCCTGCGGCGCGGAGCCGACGAAGAAATCACCGTTGCCCCACTCGTTGACGCC